AATCGAAGAAGAACTCGCCGAGTACTGCAAGCACGATGTGTTCTTGTGCGAACGTATATTTTCAGCCCTTCGAGTTGGATACCCTACTTCAGAACTTAGACTCATAGACATGACGCTTCGGATGTATACCGAGCCAACACTATTGCTTGACAGCGAGATGTTGAAGCAGGCGCTAGTGGAGGAGAAAGAAAAGCGCGAGGGGCTACTGGAACGTCTTGGTGTAGAGGAGAAGATGTTGGCATCCAACCCAATGTTTGCAAAGATTCTGACAGGGATGGGCGTAGTGCCCCCGAAGAAGAAAAGCAAGACGACAGGCAAAGAGACACTTGCCTTGGCTAAGAACGATGCGTTGTTCCAAGCCCTGCTCAACGGCAGTAACGAGGATGTGTCGGCTTTGTGTGAGGCACGCCTACGAGTCAAGTCAACGACCGAGCGTACGAGGGCACAACGGTTTCTTGACATCAGCTACAGAGGGGCGCTACCTGTCCCACTAAGCTACTACGGAGCAGGAACAGGGCGGTGGACGGCATCCAAGGGGAGCGCTATCAACATGCAGAACCTTAAGCGCGGCTCGTTCTTGCGTAAGGCAATCATGGCTCCCGAAGGGCATCAACTGGTTGTCGGCGACTTGTCTCAGATCGAGCCTCGTGTGTTGGCGTACCTTGCTGATTACGAAGACATGCTGTTGATCTTCCAACAAGGCGGTGACCCCTACGCGGCGTTTGGTGCGCAGATGTTTAACACCCCCGGCATGACCAAGGAGAGCCACCCTGACCTGCGCCAGTCCGCTAAGTCAGCGCTGCTTGGGTGTGGTTACGGCTTGGGCTGGGCATCGTTTGCGGCGCAGCTACTAACTGGATTCCTTGGCGCACCGCCCGTCATGTATGACAAAACGTTTGCTAAGAAGTTAGGGGTTAACCGTAAGTACGTGGAGAGGTTTATGGCGTGGGACGACAACCTACTCAAGCTGGAAGAAATACCTCACACCTGCTCGCTTGATAACTTGTTAACACACGCTGTCGCTTCCAAACGTATTATCGACATCTATCGGGCGACGGCATGGCCTGTGGTGGCGTTCTGGAATATGTGCGGCAATTTGCTAGAAAAATCGCTTGCGGGGGGCGAGGAGTTCGTGTATAAAGGTATCAAGTTTCGGAAAGAGGAGATCGTATTGCCTAACGGCATGAGTCTGCTTTATCCGAATCTAAGACAGACTAAAGATGATGACGGTAGGAGCCAGTGGGTATACGGGCCAGACGCTACCAAATTGTATCCGGGCAAGATCACGAACAACATTGTTCAGGGAACAGCACGTATTGTGATGACGGATGGCATGCTCAGGGTAAGTAAAAGATACCCTATCAAGGGCACGGTGCACGACGAGCTGATTGCGGTTGTGCCGGATGCGGAAGTGGTTGACGCTAAGACTTGGGTCTTGGCGCAGATGACTGTGGAGCCGAAGTATATGCCGGGCATACCTTTGGACGCTGACGGTGGCGCACACCGTAGATACGGACTAGCTAAAAACTAAGGAGAAGAAGATGTTATTGCCTAAAACTATAAACGTCGGCAAGTCGCTATACAAGATCAATCAACCTAAAGCGTTGGCTACTGGTCTTGGGCGTATTGACTTCGTCAAGAAAGAGATTGACGTGACAACGCATGCAGGCAAGTACTTGCTGGCGGCAGGCGAACGTAGCGATACGTTCTGGCACGAGATGACTCACGCCATCCTGAACGACATGGGGCACGACCTTGCTTGCAACGAGAAGTTTGTTACGGCGTTTGCTCGCCGCCTCAATGACGCTATTCTTTCTGCGGAGTTCTAATGAAAAAACCTGCATGGAGCCACAGCTCCTTAAAAGATTACGAAGGCTGTGCAAGACGTTACCACGAAGTAAAGGTGCTCAAGAAGTACCCGTTCCAAGAGACAGAGGCTACACGTTACGGCACACAGGTGCACGAGTCACTGGAGTTGTACATACGTGACGGCAAGGAAATACCGCAAGAGCACTCGCAGTTCAAGCCTGTTGTGGACAAGCTGTTAAAGAAGCCCGGGCGTAAGTTAGCGGAGCAGGAGATGGCGCTCACCACAGACCTCAAGCCGACCGATTGGAGAGCTAAGGACGTGTGGGTACGGGGCATTGCCGACTTGCTAATCATCGACGACGACAACCTCACCGCGTGGGTGGTGGACTGGAAGACGGGCAACAACCGCTACCCAGACCGGGACCAGTTAGTACTTATGTCTCTAATGGTGTTTGAGCACTACCCCCATATCCGCAAGGTCAACTCCGCGCTGTTGTTTATTGTCAAGAACAGCATGGTGAAACTACAGATGACGCGTGAACAGAAAGACGCGGCGTGGTGGCGCTACCGGGAGCGAACGGCTAGACTAGAGGCTAGCTTTGCCAATGACGTTTGGAACCCCAATCAGACCCCTTTATGCGGCTGGTGTCAGGTCAAAGGCTGTGAATTTAACCCCAAGCACTAGGATTAAAAATGCCATACGTAAACAAAAAACGGCCCTATAAAAAAGAATACGAGCAGTACGACGGCACCCCCGAAGTAAAGAAGAAGCGCTCTGCCCGTAACAAAGCGCGGCGCACCATGGAGAAAGAAGGACTAGTCCACAAAGGAGACGGCAAAGATGTCGACCATAAACAACCCCTTTCAAAAGGCGGCGCAACAGATCGAAGTAATTTACGCGTCAAAAGCGCAAGCGCAAACCGATCATATAAACGAAAATCTGACGGGTCCGTTAAGTAACTCGGTAGATATTGAGGAGGGGGCGTTCACCGTCCCCGTAGATACGTTAGTAGATCTTTGGTTGTTGAAGTTTGGTAATGCGTGGGTAGACGTGCTGTCCCTTACGGGGGACAACTTTTTCTGGGACGCTCACAGCAGACTTATACAACTAGGACATTTAGAAAAACACTACTTGACGGACCGCGCTATGTACGTGTGCCGCAAGCCAATATAAGAGAGAAGCATGCAAATCATAGACGACAAAGCGTTAGTCCTGCGCACGCGCAACCCGCACAAATACAGCGTCATTCCAAAGCACAAGATCGTTGCTGAGAAGGACGGCATCTATGACGTAGCGGTTTACTGGGGACTGGACGAGACGCGTGTACTACGCAACCTTGGGGTCAAGCACGCACCATCCCCCATCACTCGTCGCTATAGCTGGCCCGGACGGTTTACACCAATGGATCACCAAGTAGAAACGTCCGCGTTCCTGACACTGAATCGCAGGGCTTTCGTGTTCAACGACCCCGGTACAGGCAAGACGCTCAGCGCGTTGTGGGCGGCGGACTACCTAATGAAGCGTGGAGAGGTGCGCCGCGTGTTGATACTCTGTCCGCTGTCGATCATGCACAGCGCTTGGATGGGAGACATCAACAGTAGCGTGATACATCGCTCAGCAGTCGTAGCCCATCATGCGCAAGCTGCGCGGCGTATTGAAATGATTCAGCACGATTATGAGCTTGTCATTGCCAACTACGATGGGCTCAACCTGATTGCAGACGAGATCAACTCTAACGGCAAGTTCGATCTAGTTATTGTGGACGAGGCCAACGCATACAAGAACCCATCAACACGTCGCTGGAAAGCGCTGTCGTCAATCGTCAAGCCCGAGACATACCTGTGGATGATGACGGGAACCCCTGCTTCTCAGTCGCCTGTTGATGCGTACGGCTTGGCTAAGCTGGTCAACCCCGGAGGTGTGCCTAAGTTCTATACGGCATGGCGCGACAAGGTCATGAACAAAGTGACGATGTTTAAGTGGACGCCAAAACATAACGCACGGGATACGGTCTTTGCCGCGCTACAACCCGCTATTAGGTTTAGCAAAGCGGACTGCTTGGACTTGCCCCCAGTCGTTACAGTTACTCGCCAAGTACCGCTGTCTGCACAACAGGTTAAGTACTACAACATGCTCAAAGAGCAGATGATGGTCAAGACGGCAGGTGAGACAATCAGCGCAGTCAACGCAGGCGTTGCTGTGAGTAAGCTACTACAAATATCCTGCGGCGCGGCGTACACGGACGACAAAGAAGTTGTTGAGTTCGATGCCAAGCCTCGCTTGAATGTGCTCGAGGAAATTCTGGAAGAGACCGAGCGCAAGGTAATCATCTTCGCTATGTTTCGCTCCAGCATCGAGGGCATCGTTACGCACTTGCAGAAGAAGGGCATCAACGTAGGGCAGATTCACGGTGACGTGAGCGCCAGCAAGCGAGGGCATATCATCAACGACTTTCAGACCACCGACAACATACGCGTGTTGGTAATGCAGCCACAAGCAACGGCACACGGGATTACCCTAACAGCCGCTGACACGGTTGTGTTCTTTGGGCCGTTGATGAGTGTGGAACAATACATCCAGTGTATTGCGCGAGCTGACCGCAAGGGGCAAAACTCAGACAAAGTTACTGTTATTCACATTGAGTCCAGCCCCATCGAGAAGAAGTTGTACAGGGCGATGAGCAGCAAAGTGAATGACAACTCGTTGCTCGTAAGTCTGTTCGACAGTGAAATAAAAAATATTTAAGAAAGGAGTTGCACGACCAAAGAATCCATGTATGATGTCAAACCTTAGACAGTTAAAAAGGAGAAGCAAATGACCGAAGAAGAATTACCGCCCACTATCCCCATGGATAAGTTGGTGCGGGTTTACCGCAAAATGCGCGACCAAATGCAACAGTTGACACGCGAGTACGAGAAAGAGGCAGCCGAGATAGAAGCAAAGCTGGCGCTTGTTAAGAACGCACTCAAAGACCAAATGTTAGCGCTTGGTAGCACATCAGTCCGAACCGGTAATGGGACAGTAGTGTTGGGCAAACTAACCCGATACAACACCCAAGACTGGGATTCATTTAAAGAGTTCGTTAAGGAACATGACGCAGTTGACTTGTTAGAGAAGCGCATAGCGCAGACCAACATGGCAACGTTCCTTGAAGACAACCCCGGCGTCGTACCACCCGGACTGGGATGGAATACTGAGTATTCTATTTCTGTTCGTAAACCAACCAAGTAAGGAGAGATCTAAATGAGTAACGTAGCATTATTTAATCCCGCGCAAGCACCCGCTTTCGCAAAGAACCGTGGCGAACTTTCTGCGCTCGCTAAATCCCTAGCCGGGGGCGCAGGCGGCAACAGTTTTGGTAAACGCATCTCCATCAAAGGCGGTGTGTTTCGCTTGCTGGCTTCCGGCAAAGAAATTGCCGCTATCGAAGAGCGGCACTTAGATGTAGTAGTTGTCAACGCCGCCCCTAAAGTCAGCCGTGTGTTCTATGCAAAGAAGTACGACGCCGCAACTGTTTCT